ATCTACGTTGGCTTCTCCCTGATAAACTGTAAAGGTTTTGTCATAAAAGAAGTCCGATATATTGTTTTTAACGCTATCAGATACCTTCAACGATAGTTGCTATCCTAAACTTATCTAACAAAGGCTTAATGGAAAGTAAAATATCCACGTCGCTCTTAGTAGCCAGATAACTTTTTATTTCATCACCGAAAGTTACCGACTGCTGTAAGTCTGACATAGACTTTATCTCTCTACCCTCTAAACCTGCCTCAAAGGTTTTAATAGTATCCACTACTGCTCTCGCTATACTTCTCTCAAGTTGAGGTGGTATAGGATATGCGTTATATTTTTTCCAGAAAGTATAATTTTCCTCCTCAATATCGGTCTTGTCATCAATTGGATAGTTAACAACATCTTCCTCATATTGCCTCACTAATTGCTCTCTGTTTGTATAAACCAAAATCCTATCAACCACCTCATCTATGGTCGTGGTAAGCAAGGGATTATCCTTCAAATCAGGTCTAATCACTATTGCGTATGCTTTTATTCTTGCTTTTATCTCGTCCATTTATATACAAGTTTAACTTATATTACTAGCTTATGCGCTAGGAGTTTCACCAAAACTTGCATACTTTACCAATTCAGGCATTAACATCTTTACTCCGTATTTGAAGTATAAACCAATGTAATATTCAACTGAACCTGGTATTTTATCCACAGCTGTTCCGATTGGTGCTATAGGCATTGCACCTGCACCCTCAACCATTATGATTGCGTCCTCAGTCTGTCTAAAGTTCCTATGGATATTAACACCGTTATAATCAAATAATGTTACCCCACCGTTTGCTGGGTTTGGAAGTTTTTCAAACTCACCTTTCAAACTGTCCCAAATTGAAGATTTTAAGAATACGTGAACCATACTCTCATCAATACCATCAGCATAATCTGTAGTTGCGTCAGTAATTGTTCTGATTAACTCATCAAGCTTACCCTTTGGTGTACTAGCAGTTAAAGTTACTTCTGTTCCCTGTGCCTCTGCCTGTGTAAAGAAAGTTCTATCTGCGAATACAATCATAGAATTGGTGTATAACCCTGATTTTCTCTCAATTATTCCATCAATTCCGTATTCATCAATATCCCATTGTGTAGCCCTCTCCCTTATCATTTTAGGAGTATCAACATTAACGGTTACTTTCCCTATCTTAAACTTTTTATCAGTTGCACTAGGATTATAATTCTCAACTGCTGTGTTCAATATTCTATCAAACTCAACGGAACCAGTTCTTGGGTCGCCACTCCATTGTGTATTTTTAACCAATGAAGATAAGGCTCTCGTAGAGAAGTTTTCAAGAACTCCACCATAAGCCTCTGATAACAACTGCTCGTCTATTCCATTTGCCTGAAAAATTGCCATTGCTTCTGTTCTAGCCATTTTTCTACTTATTCAAAAATTAAATCTAATAAGCAGATTTCAAACCAGTTTTGAGAATGGCGTTCTTGTTATTAACGTCCTTTGGTGGCTCACCTTCCAATTTCTTGGCAACGGTTTGCTCTACCGAAGTCTGATAATTTTTAATAAACAACTCGGCTTTTTCTAATGTTTTCCCTTTATCAGGGTCAACTACATAGTCAACCAATTCAATCGGAACATTAGATTTTGAGAAAATAGATATGGCTTCTAATTTGTTCTCTCTCATAGAGAGTAGCCTCTCTCTTTCCTCATTTTCCTGTCGTTGTTTTTCAAGAACTTCCTTCTCTCTTTCTTCGGCTGAAAGTTTTGCAAGTCGCTCACCCTCCTCCTTTGCTTTCTGGATTTGTAATTGAGCCTCCTGCTGTAGTTTTTCCAACTTAGCCTTCCAACCTTTTTCAGCTCGGTCTAGTCTTAATGAGAGCAACTCATTGACCTTCTTTTGCTGTTCTTCTGTGAATGAAACCTCCTCCTGATTTTCCTCTTGAATGGTTTCCTCTGGAGTGACAGAAACCTGAGTGTTTTCTTCGTTTTTAGGCATAATACCTTAAACTTAATTTATATCCGTTT